CCGACGGATCGTCTCTTGTTCTTCAAGAGTCTATGGTCGCCAGTAGTAAACCGCCTGCGTTTACTGGCGCGAGTCTCGCCACTCTGTTTTCAGAAGTGGTCAGTGTGTTGGAAGCGTTTATTTCTCCGTTCGGGGAAACGCGCTTGCCAGTGCCTGACTTCCTGTCTGAAAAGTGGTTTGACGCCAAGAGGGCCAAGGAGTTTTGTGTAGGTCTCCTTGAGAACCCGGTTACACACCCGTGGAGTGATTCCATCAAGTGTTGTTCTGCTTCGGCTAGGATGACCGTTGCTGGTTCGCTCTTCCTCTTTCGGAAGGCTCTCCCAACGTTGGGGGATAATCATGCCTCCTTACACAGGGCCCGCCTGTGTACTGATCCACGATTATCCGATCTCCCTCCAGGTTACCTTGCCCACTGTAGAAGGATCGCACGTGAGTGCTTTCCTCCTGGGTGGGATCGTAAGTATGAGGACCTGGTTTGGAGATCGACCCCATCGGTGTCTTCCTGCCTTGAGAACGGTAGGGGCAAGGGGGGCGCTCGCGCCCTCCTTCCGGATCGTGGCGAGTTTCTTAACTCCGCCCTCCGCGGCAAGGATGTCTGCGTCCCTGTGGACGTTAGATTCCATGTCGTTGAAGGCGGAGGAAAGGCTCGTGGCGTGACAATTGCCTCTGCCGCGCAAGGGGTCCTAAGACCCTTGCACAAGGCATTGTACGACCAGCTTTCCCGGTTCCCTTGGCTTCTTCGCGGTGAAGCCTCACCTGGTAAGTTGGGAGATTTTGTGGCTCTCCCTGGCCATGTTTTCGTGAGCGGCGACTACGAGTGCGCCACCGATCATCTTCCTTTGGAGGTTGCGGAAGTGCTACTGGATGTGGCTCTTCGTAATTCGTCGGTTCCGTATCACTTATGTGATGCGGCCATGTCTTCTCTTCGTTCGAAGATATGGTACGACGATTGCGAGGAATCATTCCAGCAGGTTGTCGGGCAATTAATGGGGAACTTGTTGAGTTTCCCATTGTTGTGCCTTCAGAACTATGCCGCCTTCCGTTGGTGTTTCCCGGCATCCGTGCCGGTTAAGATCAACGGGGACGACATAGTTTTCCGTACTACGAGGGAGGGGTTTGACCGGTGGTCTAGTTTCGTTGGTCGCGTTGGCTTGCGTCTCTCGCGCGGGAAGACGATGGTTCATCCGAGATTTTTCTCGGTGAATTCGTCGTTTTTCCGCGCGGGTGCTAAGCTCCCACGACGGGTGCCGGTTCTTCGGACCGGCGGCTTGTTGGAGCCCCTCGACTCTGTCGGGGGGTTGGCATCGGCTCTTCGGAGCTTTTGCCGGGGGTTTAGGGGCCGGGCCCAGGAGTTGTCACAGGTCCTCTTTCTGCGTAGGCGGAAGAGGTACGTGCTTTGCTCTGGGCGCAGCGTGGTGAGGGGGTTGGGGATCGCTGTTGGCGTCCCG